GGCCTGCTGACGTACTTGCTACCCGTGGCGCAGTACAAGGCCAAACGATCAATGCACGCCCGTGCTTGACAATCAACAAACTACCCCAACACGTTAAACAAGTTACGAATGACCAAAGACAGAACAGACCAAGTGGTAAGGTCATTCCTGCTGACGACAATGCAGACGTGGAAATTGCCGAAATCTTTAATGGATTGGTACGCCACATCGAATACATCTCTGATGCCGATGTCGCCTATGACACAGCGTGCGAGAACCAAGTCTCCTATGGTGAGGGATACATCCGGCTGCTGACTGAGTATTGTGACGAAAACACATTTGACCAAGACATCAAGATTGGGCGGATCCGCAATTCTTTTAGCGTCTACATGGACCCGACCATCCAAGACCCTTGCGGCGCGGATGCAAAGTATTGCTTTATCACCGAAGACATCCCGAAAACAGAATACGAGCGCCTGTACCCCAATTCAGCGCCCATTACAACTTTGCAATCATTGGGCGTGGGCGACCAGTCCATCTCCAATTGGCTCAATGAGAACACAGTCCGCATTGCCGACTACTACTACATTGACTATGACCGTGCTACGTTAAATCTGTACCCCGGCAATCTAACAGCGTTTGAGGGTACGCCCGAAGACAAACAATTTAAGGCAATTTATGGAAAACCTAAAAAATCTCGTGAGTCTGATCGTGTCAAAGTTAAATACTGCAAGATCAACGGCTATGAAATTCTTGAAGAACGTGATTGGGCGGGGAAATACATCCCAGTAGTCCGCGTTGTTGGCAATGAGTTTGAGGTTGATGGGCGCTTGTACCTGTCTGGCCTAGTCCGAAATGCAAAAGATGCACAGCGGATGTACAACTACTGGGTATCTCAGGAAGCTGAGATGCTGGCACTTGCACCAAAAGCCCCATTTATCGGCTACGGTGGTCAGTTTGAAGGCTACGAAGACAAGTGGAAGACCGCAAACACAAATAATTGGCCTTACCTAGAGGTAAACCCTGATGTAACTGACGGTTCTGGCTCTGTTTTGCCATTACCACAACGCGCCCAGCCCCCAATGGCATCCAGCGGTTTGCTGCAAGCCAAAGCTGGCGCTTCCGAAGACATTAAGTCGACAACGGGTCAATATAACGCTTCTTTGGGCATGGGAAGCAACGAACGCTCAGGAAAAGCAATTCTTGCGCGTCAGCGTGAAGGCGATGTAGGTACTTACCACTACGGCGACAACCTCGCCCGTGCGGTGCGCCACATTACCCGTCAAATTGTTGACCTTGCTCCCAAGATTTACGACACACAGCGCGTGGCTCGGATCATCGGCGAAGACGGTGAAACCAATATGGTCAAGATTGACCCCATGCAGCAAGAACCAGTCAAGAAAATCATTGATCCTATGAACCCATCGGTAGTGATAGACAAAATCTATAACCCTGCCGTGGGCAAATATGATGTGGTGGTGTCAACAGGCCCCGGCTACGCAACCAAGCGCCAAGAGGCACTTGAGGCAATGGCTCAGTTGCTGCAAGGCAACCCACAATTGTGGCAAGTAGCTGGCGATCTGTTTGTCAAGAACATGGATTGGCCCGGCGCACAAGAAATGGCAAAACGCTTTGCCAAAACCATTGATCCTAAACTTATGGAAGACGGCGACAAGTCGCCAGAGTTGCAGGCTGCTGAACAACAGATGCAGGCAATGGGGCAAGAGATGGAGCAGATGCACCAGATGATTACCAATGTCGGCAAGTCGATTGAAATGCAAGACATGAAGCGCAAGGACTACGAGGCAGAGATCAAAGCCTATCAAGCCGAGACACAACGCATTAGCACAGTCCAAGCCAGTATGTCACCGGAGCAGATTCAAGACATCGTGATGGGTACAATCCACGCAGCAATGGATTCTGGCGATATTGTGAACGGCTCGCCAGAAATGCGTGAACCCGCAGAAATGCCTGAGATGCCTGAGATGCCAATGGAACAACAGGGTATGGAGCAAATGCCACCACAAGGAATGCCAAATGAAATGCAATGATTTTATGGGAATGCTATTCCTAGCCCGTGATGTGACCCACAGTGTTCACTTGAACACCCGCAGTTACTCCAAGCACGTTGCGCTTAATATCTTTTATGACCGTATCGTTGGCGCTGCCGATGATTTTGCCGAGGCTTACCAAGGCAGACACGGTATGATTGGGCCAATTAGCCTGATGTCTGCCAAGAAAACGACCAATGTGATCGAATTCTTGCAAGACCAGCTTGACGAGATCGAGAAGTGCAGATATGAGGTAGTTGACAAATCAGACTCATCGCTGCAACAATTGATTGACAACATTATTGAGATTTATCTTCGCACTTTGTACAAACTGCGCTTTTTGGCGTAAAGGATCATCATGGAACTCTTAAACCCTCTGGCAGACACCAATTTTCCAGCCAAGTCCATTTCTTACACTGGCACTGCTGGCGTAACTGGTGCTTGGCCTGCTGGCGCTCAAGGCGTGGTGGTTTGGTCTGACCAAGCGTGCTATGTGTTGGTCGGCGAAGGTGTTACTGCTACAACAGCCAGCACACCCATCCCCCCATTTACACCGATTCCATTCAAAGTGCCTACCAGCGTTAGCGGTCAATGGCGCGTGAGTGCAATTCAAGTGTCTACTGGTGGCACGATTTACTGCAAACCAATGAACTCACAATGAGTTACTTTGGCATCCCTATTCGGAACGGTGTTGCTATCGGTATTGGCAACATTATTTCCCTTTTGTCGGGGTATGCCAGTGCAACGGTGCAGGGCAATCTTTTAACTGAGATCGGAGACAACCTCGTTCAAGAGGATGGCGGTCTAATTTTGTTGGAGTGATAAATGGCTGATACAAAAATCTCTGCTCTACCGAGCGCAACGGTTCCATTAGCGGGTACTGAGGTATTGCCGATTGTGCAAAGTGGCGCAACTAAAAACGTAAGCGCCAACGGCCTGTTTAACAATCCAACGGTTACAAACTACACTGAAGCGGTTGTTGTCATTGGCACAGTGACCACTACAAACACTATTGCATTGACCACTGGCACGGTGCAGACTGCAACCCTGACAGCATCCACAGCTTGCACATTTACGATGCCTACCGCTACGGCTGGTAAGTCTTTTGTGCTGCTGCTTAAACAGGCAGCAACTACGGGTAATGGCACAGCGACATTTACAGGCGTAAAGTTTGGCTCGGCTGGCGCACCCACAATCACAGCGACCGCTGGCAAAATGGACATTCTGACCTTTATTGCTGACGGTACAAACTGGTATGGCTCATACTCACAAGGGTACACACCATAATGTTTGCCGCTAAAAACTTCTTCTTAGCAGGTGGTGCAAGATTACCTGTTACCGCATCTTATTTAGTCGTTGCTGGTGGAGGTTCGGGCGGCAGGGAAAGTTTTTCTTCGGGTGCGGGTGGCGGCGGTGGAGCAGGTGGTTTACTTACAAGCTCTAATTCTTTTACTCCGGGAACTGCTTACACCCTAACGATTGGTGCTGGTGGTGCTGGCCCATCCACAGGAACGGTTGGGGCAAGTGGCTCTAACTCAGTTTTTAGCTCTGCCACATCTATTGGTGGTGGCGGTGGTGGCGGCGGCTCATCAATTCTAAATGTTACAGTAGGCACTGGTGGTTCTGGAGGTGGTGGTACAGATGTAACCGCATCAACTGGCGGTACTGGCACTGTGGGGCAGGGTAATGCTGGTGGTAATTATTCTGGCACTGGCCTTAATGCTGGCGGCGGTGGTGGTGCAAGTGCAGTTGGTGGCAATGGTGTAGCAAGTGTTGGTGGTGCTGGTGGCGCAGGTGGCGCAGGTACAGCAAACAGCCTCAGTGGTGCTAGCGTAACTTACGCTGGTGGTGGCGGCGGGTCTTCTGGTGGTGCTGGTGCAGGTGGTACTGGTGGAGCTGGTGGTGGAGGCAATGGTTCTTCATACGACAATTCCGCTGCAACATCCGGCACAGCCAATCTCGGCGGCGGTGGCGGCGGTGGAAGTAATGGAACATACAACATTGCAGGTTCTGGTGGTTCTGGTGTAGTTATTATTTCTTACGCCAATACTTACCCAGACATCACATCTATTAGCGGTGGATTGACTTATAGCCAAGCAAACACAGGCGGTAACAAGGTTTATACATTTACCGCAGGAACAGGAACGGTGACTTTCTAATGGCACACTACGCATTTTTAAACGAAAACAACATCGTTACTGAAGTAATTGTTGGTAAAAATGAGACTGACACATCCCAAGATTGGGAACAGTTTTATGGAGAAATCCGCAACCAAGTTTGCAAACGCACCTCTTATAACGGCAACATTCGCAAAAATTACGCTGGAATTGGCTATACCTATGACAGCCAGCGTGATGCGTTTATTCCTCCGCAGCCATTCCCAAGTTGGGTAGTGGATGAGGAAACTTGCCAATGGTCTGCCACAATTCCAATGCCTATTGACGGAAAGCGTTATGCTTGGAACGAAGAAACATTATCTTGGGTTGAAATTACTGTTTAACCGAAATATCTGATATATTTGTAAAAACCGTACCAGCGAGGTTCACTGGGGAATCGAAGGATTCATTGAAATGACTGAAGAAGTCCAAAACCTAGCGGAAGTTGACTCCGTGCCAACACCAAGTGAGACGGCCTCACCGGAAGTTGTAGAAGTTACGCCGGAGACACCAGAGGTAGTCAGCAAGTCATTCTCGCAAGAGGAACTTGATGCTGCAATTGGTAAACGCCTCGCAAGAGAGCAACGTAAATGGGAACGAGAGCAAGCAAATCGCCAAGCGGAAACGCAGGTGATGAAAGCTGCACCAACGGCAACCGTTGACCAGTTTGAAAGCCCCGAAGCCTATGCGGAAGCATTGGCCTATTCAAAGGCTGAAGAATTGATCGCTAGACGAGAAGCCGCCAAGCAGCAATCGCAGGTTCTTGAAAGTTATCACGAGCGTGAAGAAGAAGCGCGGAGCAAGTACGAGGACTTTGAACAAGTTGCGTATAACCCCAAGCTGACAATCACAAATGTGATGGCAGAGACGATCCAATCTTCGGATGTTGGCCCCGACTTAGCCTATTGGCTTGGGACTAACCCCAAAGAAGCAGACCGTATTTCCAGAATGTCGCCACTCAGTCAGGCAAAGGAAATCGGAAAGATTGAGGCTAAATTAGCTTCTGACCCTCCGGTGAAAAGATCAACGTCTGCGCCAGCACCTATTTCGCCAGTTAATGCCCGATCCTCTGGATCACCAGCACTTGACACTACCGACCCACGCTCTATCAAGAGCATGACAACTTCGGAGTGGATTGCGGCTGACAGGGCAAGACAGATGAAAAAGTGGCAGTCACAGGCTAACCGCTAACTTTTTTAAGGACTTTTAAAATGTCAAACAGTATCCTAACGATCGACATGATCACCCGCAAGGCTCTCGAAATTCTTGAGAACAACCTTGTTTTGACCCGCAATGTAAACCGCCAGTACGATGACAGCTTTGCTGTTGAAGGTGCGAAGATCGGTTCAACTCTGCGTATCCGTTTACCCGACCGTGCTTTGGTCACTGACGGTGCTGCCTTGCAAGTGCAAGACGACAACGAGCAGTTCACCACATTGTCTGTAAACAACCAAAAGCATATCGGTGTCAACTTCACATCTGCTGAATTGACCATGCAATTGGATGACTTTGCAGAGCGTGTTCTCAAGCCTCGTATCAGCCAGTTAGCATCTTCTATTGATGCTGACGTTGCTAATGCGTACAAAACCATCGGTAACACCGTTGGAACACCCGGCACTACTCCTTCGACTTCTTTGGTCTTGTTGCAAGCGCAACAGAAATTGAACGAAAACGCTGCTGTGATGTCTCCACGTTATGCAACCGTAAACCCTGCTGCTAACGCTGGCTTGGTTGAAGGCATGAAGGGTCTGTTTAATCCAACAGATACCGTTAGCCGTCAATTCAAGAACGGCATGATGGGCGCTGGCGTATTGGGCTTTGATGAAGTCAATATGTCTCAGTCTATTAAGCAACACACTACTGGTTCACGCAGCGCAACTGCTTCTACATTGGTTAAGACCCCCGGCGTTACTTCCGAAGGTTCTTCTACCATCTTGTTGGAGCAAGGTTCTGTGACTACCACCATCAAAGCTGGTGACGTGTTCACTATCAGTGCTTGCAATGCAGTCAACCCACAGACCCGCGAAACCACTGGTTCTTTGTTCCAATTCGTAGCCTTGGCTGATGCCACTGCTGTGTCTGGTACTTGGACTGTGACCGTTGCTCCTATGTACTCTGCAAATACTGCTTTGGCTACTATGGATGTCTTGCCTGCAACTGGCGGCACTGTAACCTTCGTTGGTACTGCTTCTACTGCATACGCACAGAACTTGGTCTACCACAAAGATGCGATCACCTTCGCTACTGCTGACTTGTTGCTGCCTCAAGGCGTTGACATGGCTTCCCGTGCAGTTCATAACGGTATCAGCTTGCGTGTTGTGCGCCAGTACGATATTAACAATG